GTCAGCCGTGCCGCTCGTGCGGTTCGCGGTGTTGGTGTTGACCGCGCCCTCCGTGCTTGTCGGGAAGAACGTCACATAGTACGTCGTGCCGTTGGTCAGCCCCGTTGCCGTCAGCGGCGTCGAAGCGTAAGCGTTGCGCGTGTTGCTGGTAAAGCTCCACGCCGCGTCGGGGTCGTCCGGATCGGTCGCATAGGAACCGGCCTTGACGACGACCTTCGTGCTGCCCCACGTTGCGAGCGTCACGCCGTCCTGCACGACCGTCGCCGCAGGGTCAGTCCACTCGATCGCGAGCTTGCCGTTGCCGGCCGCGACCGCGCTCATGGAACTCACATTGCCGACCTTGATCGCCTCCGGCATCGCGTTGAACTCGTCGGCGGGATCGTCGGTGTAAGTCCCCGTGGTCGTATACGGGAACAGCTTGTAGTAATAGGTTGTGCCGTCCGTCAGGCCGGAATCGGTAAAATAGGTGTTCTGATAGGCGCTGCGCGTCTTGGAGTCCACCACGACCGTACCATCGCGGCGGCTCACGGGAGCACTGCCCGCCTTGCGGACGAGGATGGTGCCTTTCCACTCGGCAAGCGTCGTGCCGCCGACCACCACGTCTGCTGGGTCAGTCCACTTGACATATACCTTGCCGTGGCTCACCAGCGTCGTGATGCCGGAGCACGGTGCAAGCGTTACGCCGCCTCCGCCGCCGCCAGCGCCGGAAGGGAAATTAGAAGTAATCATATTGCCTGTGCCTCCTTTTTTCTTACGGTTTGGAAAACGAGGTCGATTTTGGAACGCCTCGTTTGGAGCATTTTGGTTTTTCAGGGCTGCGCCGCCGCGCGGCACTTCCGGAAATGTGCCGCCCGTACTGCCGTCAGCCCAGGAGCGTCACGACAAACGGAATGTCCAGATCGGGCATCTCACCGTCCGCCGAGATCGTAAGCTGCCCCGCCGCCTGTCCCGTAACGGCGAGCATTGCTTCCCGCGCGACCTGCCTCTGCTCAAACGTCGCGCTCTGGCTGACGTTGATGTCGCCAGCCTGACCGACCTTGAGACCTGTAACGGAGACAGTCTGCGTAAACGGAGCATCCACGCCGCTCCAAGCGTTCGCGCGCAGAACGCCCGTGACCTGCGTGCTGGAATCCGCCTTTTCGCCGAGCACGCGGTCGATGATCTGCATATTGCTCGTTTCCGCCGTTCCGTTCATTTTTTGCCGCCACGTCAAGAACTTGGTCGTGGCGTCGTCCTCGGTATAAAGCCCGTAGTTTGTGGTTTGACTCATGCTTCACCACCTTCTTCTTTTCAAAAATTATTTCCACCGTGGAGCATCCGCGCCGAAAAGCTCCCGATACAGCGTCGTGATACCCGCACGCTGCTTCCTCGACATCATCTTGGCGTATCGCCCCATCCACGAGCGGAACGCCTGATCGGACTGCTCGCGCGGCATCCGACCATCCCGCACGAGCCTCGCGTGCGCGCGCAGCCGCCGCCTCTCCCGTGTCACGGCTTCGGGACAGATGCGCTTCTGCACACGTCCGCGCTCCTCCAGCCGATAGCGGACTTTGAGGAAGGTGTAGCAGTCGCCCAGCCGCGTGACGTGCGTTTTTCGCTCGTTGACAAAAAGCCCGTCGCGCCTTGCGATCTCAGCGACCATCCCGACCGTATCCTCCAGATACCCGCGCTCGCGATGGATGAGGTACGAATCGTCCATATACCGCCCGTAGCGCCGGAAGCCCCTCACGACCGTAACGAAGTTGTCGATCTCGGTCGGGAAGAACACGCCGATGTTCTGCGACACCTGATCCCCGATGTCCAGCGATTTCGGAAGAAATTTTCCGCCCGTTTTCATATCCTCGGAAACCTCCGCAAGATACCGCACGGAATCGAATTTTTCGTCCAGCGCCGCCGCATACTGCTCGTCCGTCAGATACGAAACGTCCACGCGAAACCCGCGCAAAATCTCCTCCAGAAGCCACATCTCGTCCTCTTCGAGATGTGGAGCGATCTTTTCAAGCACCTTGTCGTGCCGGATGTTGTCGTAATACTTGGAGAAGTCCATAAAACAGACCCATCCGTTGTTGTCACCGTACTCAAGGTAGAAGTTGTGCAGATCGCGTTCAAACGCCTTCCTCGCCGCGTCCACACCCTTGCCTGTCTGCGAGGCGAAGTTGTTGTGGATGATGTACGGCGCGAGCTTCGGCGTGAGCACCGCGTCGCAAAGGGCGTGGCGCACCACGCGGTCGCGCATCCTGCCGCCGTGGACGTGCCGCGTTTTCCCGCGCTCGTTCAAGAGGAAGTCCGAACCCTGCGAGGTCTGATAGGTCTTCTCCGCCAGCTCGTGCCGCAGCCGGTTGATTTCCGAGAGGAAATCCGTCTCGAACCGCTGCGGCTCCTCCTTCCACGGGCTGCTCCGCATCGACGCGCGGAAGGCGTCGTACAGCACGTTCATGTCGCAAATCGTTGACATTTCCTTAACACTCCGCCTCCTGTGGAATATTGCCGTGCTCCCCTCGCGGGGTTAAGACTCGTGCAGGGAGACAGACGCATCCGTTCCCATAAGCCAAACCGGCACGGCGCGGCTCCGCCGTCAGGCGCTTGCATTTACCCCGCGCGGAAAGCGCGGAAGAAGGACATGGCTTCCTTTCGCATCGGGCGTCTTGCCTATCTCACGAGGTCTTATCTGACGCCATCGAAATCCGGACGCACGCCATTAGCGTTGGAAGCGCCGTTGTAGTTCGCATTGCCGTTGCTGTTGACATTAGCGAAATTCGCCGCAGAAACAACGTCGCGCAACCACCAGTTCGAGCGGTCATTCAAGCCATGCCCTATGAAGCGGCTTATTTCAGCCGTTTTCACCGTTTTTCTGTGTGTTCTTCCTGCCCTTCGGCTTCAAAAGCCGGTTGTCCGCCGTCCGCACGCCCTTGTAGAGCGCCACCTGCGCGTCGATCATATCCGCGAATCTCGCATATCGGTTCAGGTCGACGGGCAGCGTGCGGATAATGTAGTGGATCTCCTGCTTGAGCACATAGCATTGCGCGATTGCGGCGTCGATGTGCTTCCGCCGCTCGCGGAACTCGTCCTCCTTGGCGGGCGTCTCGGACGGATAGATCGAATTGCCAAACGTAAACTCGGATTCGATATTGCGAAGAATGGCGAGCACCGCGTCCTTCTCCTTGTCGATGAACCATCGGGTCATCGCGCGGCTTTTCTGCTCCCAGCGCTCGGTCAGCTCATCCACGTTGTCGTTCGCCGCGTGCATGGAGCGATACCGCTCGATCTTCTTCGCGTACTTCTCCTCGGAAAACCCGAAGTTGTAGAACATCAGCTCCGTCACGCTGTCGCGCAGCTTGTAAAAGTGGTGCTGCGCCTCAAATCTGGATTCCTTCCTCCGGCTCAATGGCACGTTTGACACAGCCTCGCCTCCCTTCTGCGGCAATCCCCGCCCATCTGGTGTTGTGCGCTGCGGCAGTCCCAGCTATTCGGATGCTGGGACTCAGCCATGTTTCGCGGTTGCCCCGTCAGGGGCGAGCGAAACGGCGATAAAAACAAGTAATCGACCCCGCCCACAAGGGGCGGGGATTGGAGATTACTTGATAGCGAAAGCCGGACGCACGCCAAGAGCGCCGGAAGCGCCGCGGCAGCCCGCATAGCCGCGGCCGTCGACAAAAGCGAAACACGCCGCAGAAACAACGTCGCGCAACCACCAGGCCGAGCGGTTGCAGATGCGCGTCGGGTCGAGCCGGAACAGCGCAAACTGCGTCGTGTCGATAGTGTAGATGTACGGAATGGTCGTGCCATTGTTGGCGGGCGTAAAGATATACGAGCCGTAGACGTTGATCTCGTTCATCAGGTCAACGGTCGAATCCACCCACGCGCCTGCGGTCGGGATGCCGTTCGAGACCGTATTCGTGAACAGCTCGCGCTTCGAGAGGATATGCGCCGAACCAAACGCGCTGTTGATGGTGGTCTTGGCGTTTGCGAGGTTTGCCGTATACATCTGCGAGCCGATGTAACCGCCCGTCGTGACGTTGGAGTCGTTCATCTTCGCGGTGTAGAGGTTCGTGTCGGGGACGATGACGACGTGGTGCGTCGAGCAGGCGGTATCGCCCTTGCCGTACCAGTAGTCGAAATCCACAATGCGCCAGTTTACGCCGCCGATCGTCCAGTAGTCGCCGATGTAGAGGTCGTCAAACGTACCCGCACTGATAGCCGCGTACTGCTCCGCCGTAACGGACGAGCCGAGGTACTTACCGCGATAGATGTTCGCGTGCATACGCGCCGCGCCGAGAACAGCCGTGCTCGGCAGAGCTTGGATCGCGTTGTACACCGCGTTCGAGGTGGCCGGCCGCATATTGCCGTCTGTTATGGAATCAACAGGGGTCAAATCGTGCCATTCGCCCCACACACGCGGAGAAACGGTCGCCAATGACCTCATAATAAGGTTTCCGCCAGACCCTTTGAGAATGTATTGCTGTTCATTATTGCCGCCTGCCGCGCCGCGAACATGGAACATGATGCAGTAACCGATGTTATCGGGTACGTTTGCGGGTAAAGAATTGCTCGCCCACGCATAAACGCCGACCGTATTAAGCGCGTCAATATCGTCTGCGGATGTCAGAATAGTTGCCATACCGCTCAATTTCACGGTATCAAGCGCACTCAAAGCACCCTCAACCGTGGACGCACCCGCAATAGCCGTTGCAAGGGCTTTCGTCTGATAGTCGTGCAGGTCAAAGGCGTTTCCCATCAGATTGAACAGATAGGTGTTTGCTCCCGCCTTGATGATACCCACGTTGTCGCCGATGTTGATGGTCTGTCCGGCACCCTGCAAAAACAGCGCGGTTGTCGTGCCGCTGTCGGTCATCTGATACACGTTGCCGACATTCGCTTCGATAAGCAAGGCGGAAGTCAGGCTGGCGCATGCAAGGTCGCCACGCGGCGTGTAGATGCTCGACAGGGCGTTGTTGATGGCAGAATAGACCGCGATACTCTCCACAAGGTCATGGCTGTTCGGTTGAACATGGTCGGTGGAGTTTTTAGCCGCCGCTGTGCCGAGCGTCGGCTTGTTCTGGATGTAGGAATCCGCCGCATCGTCGTCCTCCTCCCAATCCGCCTGCACGTTCTTCTGCGCCTCCGCCTCGATGTCGCCGAGCTTGTTTTTCTCAGCCGTTGTGAAATCCTCGGTGGAAAGCCCCTTGCCGCTGACCTTATCGACCTTGCCGTTGTCCAGCTCATTGATTGCCTCGACCGCGCTGGATTTGTTGGTCGTCGTCAACTGAGAGACGTCGCCAAGGTCGGCGGCACTCGCCCAGCTCCCGCCGCCACCAGCGGCGCTTCCTTGCGGGAAGATGATAACGGCGATTGGAATATCGACGCTCGGCACGTCGCCCATCGCGGTGATGGTAACACTGTCCGTACCCTGAGCGGAAACGCGCAAAGCCGCGTCGCACGCCGCCTCGTATGCCGCCGTCGTAATGTCCTGCGTAAGTCCCGCCGTACCGTTGGTAGCGGAGTCGACGCCGCTAACCGTCACGGTCTGCTCGTTGCCAGTCCAACCGGATGAAAGCAGCGTCGCGAGCACAACGGAGGAATCGCCCACAAGAAGCGTCTGCCAGTCATCGTTCGCGTCAAGATACGAGAGAACGCCGGTCGCAGCGTTGTACTTCAAACCGTGGACGCCGTTCGTGG